AAAAGGGTGCTTTTAATGCGGAGATGGAAAGGATGAAAGATTTTCCTTTTTCATTTCTTGTCTGCGAATTTGATATGGCTGATATTTTGAGATATCCAGAAGGATCGCGTGTACCATCAAAGTTAAGGTCGCAAGTTAAGGTAACTGGTAAGTATTTATTAAAGTGCCTGCTGGAGTTTCAAATCTGGTATGATACCAAAATTATTTTCGCTGGTAATAAAAATAATGCTTTCTTGGTTTGTAATAGCATTTTCAAAAGGCTCAACGAACTATTTCACAAGGAAGAAGAAAATGAAGAAACTGCCTAGTTCCGTTTATGTTATGGGGCATAAATATATAGTATTAGAAATGTCCCATAAGGTTTTTGAAGATACAGATGCTTATGGAGATTGTTCTGATGATAAAAGAAGAATACGTGTTTATTGCGATACTTCTCCTGCAATAATAAGGGACACTCTTTTGCATGAGATCCTACACGCTGCTTGGCATATTTTGGGATTTTCAAAGGGTGAAGAGGAAGAAAGAATTGTGAATTCTTTATCAACACTGCTAATAGGACTAATAGATGACCCAAGGAACAAAGAAGTCGTAGACTTTATTTTCGATAAGAATGAACAATCAACAAATATTAGATGATGCTTGGCTTGGAATAGCCGTAGATGAAGATGATCTATTAGAAAGAATAGCTTGGCTCATGATGAGACCTGAATACTTTTCTTTTGCGTGTAAGTATATACTTAATATTGAACTGTCGCCTTTTCAAGCTCTTATCTTGTATGAACTTTGGAATAGAAAATTTCCAATGTTGATTGGTAGCCGAGGCATGGGTAAATCTTTCATCCTATCTGTTTACCCATTGCTTCGTGCTTTATTTATGCCAAGAAGAAAAGTTATTGTTGTTGGTGCGGCGTTTAGACAGTCAAAAGTTTTATTTGAGTATATGGATACTATTTGGAAAAATGCGCCTATACTTAGAGATTTATGTGATAACAATAGCGGGCCAAGGCGAGATGTTGATAGATGTGTTATGCATATAAACCATAGCACAATTACATGCCTCCCTCTTGGTGATGGTTCAAAGATTAGAGGTCAACGAGCAAACGATATTATTGCGGATGAATTTGCTAGTATACCTAGAGATATCTTTGAAAATGTTGTCGCCGGTTTCGCGGCTGTTTCAGCTTCGCCAATTGATAAAGTAAAACAAAGAGCTAAGGCAAAGAAAGCTCTTGAGCTGGGGATAAGCGTTGAAGAAGAAGTTAAAGAATTCAACGAAAAATCTAATCAGATAGTTTTGTCTGGCACTGCCTATTATGACTTTAATCACTTTTCAGACTATTGGAAAAGATATAAATCTATCGTAAACAGTAAGGGCGATCCAAACTTATTAAAAGATGTGTTTGGTGAATTGCCATCACCGGAATTTGATTGGACGGAATATTCAATTATACGTATGCCTGTAGATAAGTTGCCGTCTGGCTTTATGGATGAAGGACAGATAGCAAGAGCAAAAGCCACAATACATTCTGGCATTTACAATATGGAATATGGGGCTTGTTTTACAACGGATAGTCAGGGGTTCTTTAAGAGAAGTCTATTGGAGGCTTGCACAGCTTCCATGACTAATCCAATATCTTTGCCGTCTGGGGAGATTCATTTTGGTGCGATGTTAAAGGGCAATAAAGACAAGAAGTATATCTTTGGTGTTGACCCCGCTTCTGAAGTAGATAATTTTAGTATTGTTGTTATTGAGCTTAATGAGGATCATAGAAGAATAGTTTACGCTTGGACCACAACAAGACAACAACATAAGAACAAAGTTAAGTCGATGATTACAGATGAAGAAGACTTTTACTCCTATTGCGCCAAAAAGATCAGAGCGTTAATGAGGGTCTTCCCGTGTGTTGAAATAGCAATTGATGCTCAGGGCGGCGGTATAGCTGTTATGGAGGCTTTACACGATAAAGACAAGATATCAGAGGGTGAGGTTGCTCTTTGGCCTATAATCGAAGAAGACAAGCCTAAAGACACTGACGACAATAAGGGTTTGCACATTATTAGACCATGCCAATTTGCAAGGGCTGATTGGCTAGCCCAAGCTAATCATGGCATGAGAAAAGATTTTGAAGATAAGATTTTATTGTTCCCATTCTTTGACTCTGCAAGCATAGGTTTATCAATAGAAGAAGACAAGATGGCTAATAGGGTTTATGATACGCTTGAGGATTGTGTTATGGAAATTGAAGAATTAAAAGATGAGCTATCAATGATTGTTATGACACAAACATCAACAGGCAGAGAAAGATGGGATACCCCAGAGATTAAAGTTGCGGCAGGAAAAAAAAGCAGATTAAGAAAAGACAGATATTCGGCTCTTTTAATTGCTAACATGTCTGCCCGTGCTTTTTCCATAGAAAAAAATATAATAGAGTATGGAGCTATTGGTGGTTTCGCAACATCTAACAGATCTTCCAGTGACGAGAAGATGTTTTATGGTCCAGCTTGGTTCACAGAAAAAGCCAAAAATATCTACTAATTGTGTACCATACAATATGATCGCATTATCAATACAATTAAACGGAGATCAATACTAATGTCAAAAGAACCCCTATATCTTACTTGGGAAAGCGATTCACAAAAACAGCAAGCTTACAACCAAACAGGAAGTAATATTGACGCTTATGATGGGGTTCAGAAGGCCGTAGCTTATGGTAGACGCACAAGCTATATTGACGTTGAGCCTAACCGTTCAGTAAGAACGAGTTTTCTTCGTGAAGATTACGACAGTTTCAGGCCGGGGGAACACATCTCCAATTATCAAAAGCGCATCATTAAGATGTGTATGCAGGCTTATGATAAAGTTGGCATTATCAGGAATGTTATCGATCTTATGAGTGATTTTGCCGCTCAGGGTTTGACTATCGTGCATCCAAATAAGAACATTGAAAAGTTTTATCGCAAATGGTTTATAAACGTCAACGGTATTGATAGGTCAGAAAGGTTCTTGAATTATTTATACAGAACTGGGAATGTTGTTGTAAAAAGAAGAAACGCCAAACTAAATAGAGACAGGGAGCGCGAATTATTAAAGACAAGTGGCGCTGATGTTATTATTCAAGACCAGAAAGTAAAGCGCAGGGAAATCCCTTGGATTTATGATTTCTTAAATCCTGTTGCTGTTGATATTGTGGACTACGGTGAGCAGGTAGTTGGCAAACCAAAGTATGTGCTTAATATTTCAAAGTATACTTATGAGTCACTAATTAAAAGCTCAAATTCAAATAAAACAATTTTTAAGACATTACCTAACGACCTGCAAAAAACCCTTCTTGAAGGTGAGAGAAAAATACCACTAGATGAAGATAGTGTTTCTTTCTACCATTACAAGAAAGATGATTGGCTTTTATGGGCCAATCCGATGATCTATGCCATTTTAGATGATATCATCATGCTAGAGAAAATGAAGTTGGCCGACTTAGCCGCTTTGGACGGGGCTATTTCTAATGTTAGGCTGTGGACGATTGGTGATTTAGATCACAAGATTATCCCAACTAAAGCCGCCATTAATAAGCTCAGAGATATCTTAGCTAGTAATGTGGGCGGTGGCACAATGGATTTAGTATGGGGGCCAGAACTAAAGTTCACAGAAAGTCAATCACAGGTTTATAGGTTCCTTGGTTCAGAAAAATATCAGCCAGTATTGACTAGTGTTTATGCTGGTTTAGGTATACCACCAACACTAACTGGTGCTGCTACTGGCGGTGGATATACAAATAATTATGTGTCGCTAAAGACCTTGATTGAAAGACTTGAGTACGGCAGAGAAGTGCTAACACAATTCTGGAGACAAGAAATAGAACTAGTCAGAAAAGCTATGGGCTTTAGACTACCAGCTGAAATTCATTTTGACTCCATTGTATTGTCTGATGAGGCGGCACAGAAACAGCTACTTATTCAACTTGCTGATAGAGATATTATCTCTCAAGAAACTCTACTTGAAAGATTTAGGGAAATCCCAACAATCGAACGGGTTAGAGTCAGGAGAGAAGAAAAGGACAGAAGAGGAGACGCTATGCCAGACAAGGCTAGCCCATACCATAATCCACAGCACAGAGATGAAATCGCAAAGATCGCACTTAACAAAGATATGCTTTCTAACGATTATCTTGAAAATATGGGCTTGCCAGTTGGGCAAGACAAAGCGGAAGAAGTAAAGGTGGACGATACACCAATTTCGGATACGCCCAATAATACACCAGAACTAGAGGCTGGAAGACCAAGATTCTCAAGAGATAAGCAGAAGAGAAAAGAAAAAAGAGTATTACCTAGAAGTTCAGGCACAAATGACGTTATCTGGGCTATGGAAGCATACGGTAAAGTGTCTGATATTCTAAACCCAATAGCACTCACTCATTTTGACAAAAATAATGTTAGGAGTTTGACCAAGGCTGAACTTTCTGAGCTTGATAAGTTAAAGATTTCAGTATTTTCTAATTTACAGCTTTTTCAGAATATAGATGAAACTTCAATTAAGAATATGCTAGATAACACTAAAAAAGTTTCTGCTAATTTCAAAAAATCTATTGAGAATAAGGTTGAGGAATTTGTTACAACAAATAACAGACAGCCTAATGTAAATGAGACAAAACTGATATATGCGTTCAGTTTAGTTGAAAACCAGAAAAACGACCATTAAATACCTAGTTATCGTTTTTTTGTGTAATAAAACATTGGAGGTAACTGAATGAAAATATATCCACAAGAAATATCTGACGGCTTAGAGAAAGCTTTAGCGTCGAATAATACGATTGCCTATTGCTCTCTAGCTGAAAAGCACGTTCCTGCTGAACAAAGCAAGAGCGAAGATTTAGAGAAAATTATAGCTGCCAATTTAAATGAAGCTAATAAAGATCAGTTAGATTTATTTTATCTAAAGTCTATTCTTGTAAGCACCGGATGGAATAAAAACGATGACGTTTTTGATCCACGGGAGCTTTGGGAAGCCCGCAATACACCTGAAGATAAGCCATTTAATTTTATGCATGATGAAAAGGATATCATTGGGCATATTACTGGCAATATCGCCGTTGACAATGACGGTAATGAAATAGATGAAGAATCCGAATCTCTACCAGATGAATTTAACATTCTAACAACTTCAGTAATTTATACCGCTTGGAGCGATGCTGAACAAAGAGAAAGAATGCAGAATATAGTCGAAGAGATCGAAGAGGGTAAGTGGTTCGTTTCAATGGAATGTCTTTTCCCTGATTTCGATTATGCCGTTATTGATGAAAGTGGCAAGGCTAGTGTTGTAAAAAGAAGTGAAGATTCAGCATTTTTAACAAAACACTTAAGATCGTATGGTGGAACCGGAAAATACCAAAACTATCAGATTGGCAGGCTACTTAGAAACTTATCGTTCTCTGGTAAAGGCTTAGTTTCAAAGCCAGCTAATCCACGTAGTGTTATTTTGGAAGGGAACAAGAATTTTAGTGAGTCTAAGGCTTGCGCTTTAGAAATAAAACCTTTAAAGGAGATCGATATGTCTGAAGATTTAAATCAGCAAATCATTGATTTGCAGAAAGAATTGGCAGAAGTAAAGACTGCAAACGAAACCCTTAAGAGTGAACTCGCAACCAGCAAAGTCGCTGATTTCGAAGAAACAATTAAGGATCTAGAAGCTTCATTAGCTTCTAAGGATGCAGAAATTGCAGAAGCCAAAGAGCTTTCAGTTAAAGAGGCTGAAGCTAAAGAACATAGTGACGAAGAAATGAAGAAAATGAAAGAAAAGATGGAAGCTATGAAAGAAGAGCTTGCCATGTATAAGAAGAAAGAAGCTATGATGACAAGAAAGGCCGCTCTAGAAGAAGCCGGTCTAGAGGCTGAAGCCGCCGCATCAACAGCTGAAGACTTCGTGGATGCAGATCAAGAAACTTTCGACAGAGTGTTAGCCGCTGTCAAAAAGTCTGTTGGTTCTAGAGCCAAAGAAGAAGCAGTAGCCGAAGAAGTAACTTCCGAAGAAGAAGTTTCAGAAGAAGTTGATACAGCAGAAGCTTCCGAAGAGGATCTTGATACCGTCGAAGAGCCAACCGAACTTCTAATTGCCGAAGCTGGCGTAGAAGATGAAGAAGGTTCATTAAGGGCTGTCGCTAGCGAATGGCTAGGTTCTGTATTAAGGTCAACACCTAAAACTAACTGAATTTACTTTTTAAAGGAGAAACGATAATGGCTCTAAAAACAGAC